AATTTTCAGTATCAATAAGATCCTTACTAAACCTAAAGTAAGAGCGCACATAACAATCTACTTGATTAGTCCTCGTTTTTAAATTTGCTGCTTTAAAACAGTTGCAGCAATTAAAAAGCATTCTACATAGATCTTCAAATGCATCACCTTTTGATTTAGTATTAGCGTGCTTAGAATTAAAAGCTAAATTGTACAAATCTTCTAACTCTTTAAATTGTTTCTGAGTTGGAGAATATAGCAATTTATTAAAATTATAATTACATTGAGCTAATTTATATACAAAACTATCTGTTTGGCGGACAGTTAGCTTGCTCAATGTCATTACCTCATCATTAAACTGCCCACCACTAAAAGAATCAGATATTCTATATACCACATATATGTTATCTCGTGACAAGCTTATCGTTTCATCACAGTTATAACAATATATTTCTTCCGGAATATCAACTAACGCCTTGAAATCTTGTATTAACAGTTCGCATTCTGGGCATTGAACTGCATAGTATTTATTTAATACATCATTGTTGTATAAAATCTCTAGCACTTTATCTGAAACTTCATCATCAACACTAAGTTGTTCTGAAAGTTTCGATACAGTTAATATTGTATTAGTTGTATGCGACGCTAATATTCTTTCTACTTGTTGAATTTTATCTTGTGCTAAAATATCATCAAGACTCGATAATTGAAAAGAGCACATTGTGCATATCCTCCTGTGAAGTGTATTCACGAAATTTTATAATATGTCTACCACTCCTATTGCTCGAAATTATAACAGTAAAGTAATCATCCGATTTCTGTTTTTTCCACTTCATTACAACACCATCACATTTCTTGTTTTTGTATAACATTTTTTTATTGTCAAAAAAGATTGCTTTCTTTTGCAATGGTTCTGATAATGCAGATGTCTGCTCAACCTTGGATAAATCCTCATCTGTCGCACTTATTTTTATCGGATAAGCCACTCTATCTTCAGTGAATATATCACTATTCTTCCAATTGATTGACATGTATTTTTCCATTAAATTATTTAAATCACCTATAATATCTTTTTCTTGTGAGCCATTTGCAGCACAGGCTTCTTTAATAAACCCGCAAAGATTATGAATATCTTCCTGGTGCGAATCAATTAAATCTTGAATCACTTTAGGCG